CATACAGGTATTAATATCGAAGCTGGTAAAAAAGCTCCTGCGTTTGCTTTTAGCACGAAACTCCGAGATGATGAAGCTTCAGAGTTCATGAAAAATATTATTAATGTGTTCTACGAAATCGCAGACGATATTTTTATTGCTACAACTAAGGTAATTGTTTAATCATCTTATGACTATTTTTGATTTCTTAAACAATATAACCCATGATAAGAATCATATTGAGTTAGATTTATCTGACTATAATACATATAGTCCATATATCATAAATCGCTTTTTATCTCAATATAGTTCTGATGTTTGCTATGTGATTAATCACACGGTTAATAAAAACTCAGAGAGCAATTGGGATAAAGACTATCATTACAAATTTCTTATTAACGTCTTACCTAAATTGAAGAAGAAGTTTATAAGATATATAAAAAAGAATACAACTAAAAACAAAGACTATACTAAGTGTGCAAATATTCATGAAATCTCTAAAAGAGAAGTGGATTTGTACTTTAAAGAGTTTAAACTAAATATAGAAAATTATGAGTGAGTTTGAAAAGGCATTGGATAGATCCAATATTGAACTAACAGATTCTCAAAGAGATGCATTTGATGTTACTCCTAAGAGAAGTCTAATCAACTTAGATGTATACAAAAGTGACAATTTAAGTTTACTAGGTTATAAACTAAATAAAGTGTTAGATGATATTTTGTTAGTACAGTTTGTTGATTTATCTAATGACGGTAAATCAGTAGTTCGTAACGGTATTCATATTCCATTGTCTCAAATGCAGAGAACATGGCGACTAGCTAGGGTTATTTTACGCGGTCCGTTATGTAAGTTTGCTGATGTTGGAGATATTGTATGCTTTCCTGATGATAAAGGCATTAAAGTAGATAATATTACTGTTAAGGGTATTGAAGGCTCAGTAAGAGATTGTGTATTCTTGAACGAGCAGCGTATCTTTGGTGTTTGCGAGGTTGACGAGTCTTATGAAGCTGAGTAGATCAGGTCTTTTAGCAGAGCTAAATAATAACGTATGTGAGATTAGGTTTTTGAGACGTCGTCCTAAAGATAATTCCCCTGCAACAAGACGTATGCTTTGTTGTAACGACCTAAATTTTCTCAATAGTATTAATGGTAGAACGGTGCTTAACTTTAAACCGAGTAATTCTAATCCTAGGTACAATACTGCTAATGAAAACACCATTATAACATGGGATATTTTTATGCAAAGTTGGAGAACAATTAACTGTGATAGTGTTGATTTACTAAACAAGTGGTCAGCTGATCAATTTTGGGATGTCTTCAATGAGAGTTTCGCGCCGTTATCAGCTGATGATAAAATTTTATTTATGAACACATGAATCCACTTGAATTTATAGAATCTAGATTTAAAAAAATCCTGTTAAAACAGGTTATAGTAGAGCTTAGAGGTAAGCAAGTAGCTAAAGGTAGACTGGTATTCTATGAATTCAAGGATTTTAACTTTAAATTTATTTTCGATAACAATAAAAAATTCGAATTCCCCTATCCGTTTAATGTCGATGTTGAAGAAGACGAGATTAAACTATCCTACCACAATAGGTTTATCCATCATAATGATCCAATATATAAATTTAAGATGGTTAACTGCATGAAAAACTTAAAAAATAAGTTTTATAATTCTACGCTAGTAGTTAAAATATAGTTCTTATGAAGAAATATTTTCCAAAAGGTTTTACTCCTACAGCAAAGCAGGAGTCAGTACTTGATTTGATCGATGATAAGTTTTCAAATAATAAAAAATTCCTTATCATACAGGCACCTACAGGAACAGGTAAAAGTTTTATTGCTAAAACAATAGCAAATGCTACTAGAAAGGCTTCTAATAAGTATATTGAACTAGTTGAGTCAGGGGATATTTACAAGACTAATGGTTTCGATGGTAGTTTTATTAACGCTGATAAAGTTTATAGTGAACCAGCACATGGTTGTTACTCTTTAACTATTACAAAAACTCTACAAGATCAATACGCTAATTTATTTGAGGATACTTCTATATGGAAAGGTAAATCAAATTATGATTGTGCTATTTTTCCAGAGTTTGAAGTTGATAACGCTCCGTGTTCATATCTTGCTAAGCAAAAAATTGACTGCTTAAATAAGAAATGTTGTGTTTATTATAATAGAAGAGACGAGACATTAGTAAGTCAGTTTAGTAGCTTAAGTTATAGTAAGTTTCTCACAATGGATGATCATTTAAAACGTAGACAATATCTTGTATTAGATGAAGCTTCTGAGTTAGAATTTGAATTAGTTAAGGAATTCACGTTTTCTCTCCCTCATAAAGACCTTAAAAAGAAAGGCGTCACATTTAATTACTCTGCTAACAGAACTAAATTGTATGAAAACCTATTTGAGTGTTATAGTCAACTGAAAGATTATCTAGATGATGTAAAAAAACTTATAAATAAAAAGCAGAGTAAGTATACTAATGAAAGTAATCTTGTAAGAGACTATAAAAAGTTTAATAAGATCTCTTTAGGTCTTAAAACATTGATTAGTACTTTTAGAGAAAGTAAGTATATTGTTGAGAGAGATGGGTTAGAAACTGTTTTCACACCATTAAAAGTAGATCTGTTGAGTAGGCATATATTTGATCATGCTGAAAAAGTAGTCTTACTATCAGCTACTATTGTTGGAGTCAAAAACTTCGCGAAATCTCTAGGTATAAGTGAAGATAACTTTGATTATATCAATATCGAGAGTAGTTTTGATCCTAAAAAGTCTCCTATTTATGTTTATAAAGGTACTCCATTAAATGCCAAGAATTTAATAAGTACATTACCTATTATTATTGATCGTATTGAAGGTATTCTCGAAGAACATAAAAACGAAAAGGGTATTATTCATACTCAAAGTAATGTTATAACAGAGAATATTAAGGAGTTTATAAATCCAGAATATCATGATCGTCTTTTATTCCGAGAACCAGGAGTAAAAAACGAGACTATTCTAGAAAGACATATTTCTAGTGACAAGCCAACTGTATTAGTCAGTCCTTCTATGACGTACGGAGTCGACTTGAAGGATAATCTGGGTCGATTTCAAGTAGTGGTAAAGCTGCCCTTTCTACCATGGAATGATAAACGTGCAGAAAAGATACGAAAGATAGATGAGAAGTGGTATACTCACAAAATGCTATCCAACTTAATACAAGCTTGTGGTAGAACTACACGCGGAGAGACAGATCATAGTGTTACTTATATTATGGACTCTACTTTTTTACGAATACTAGAAGTATATAATGAAGATATCCCGTCTTACTTCTTGAAACGTCTATGAAAATAATGTAAAAGTAATAAATATTATTATTGAAAACACAATACTACGGTTTTGAGATTAAAGATATTATGAAGCAGTTTGTTTCTGCTTTCAATAGTATCGTTATAGATAGATATAATAAGAATAGATCTGTACAAGAAAAAATACAAGCCAACTTTGTGTATGCCCCTAAAGAAAGAGTACTACATGATTTAGTAAATAAGAACCAACATTTAAAATTACCTGTAGTTGCTGTCTCAATGAGTAGCGTATCTAGGGATAGCGAGCGGGTGTTTAATAAAATCCCAGGGTTTTACATATCTAAGGCACCGTCTGTAAGTGGTGGGCATATAGACACTAATTATATGCCTACTCCTATACCTGTTAATATAGGAGTTAACATGAATATATTAACAAGATTCCAAACAGACATGGATCAGATATTAAGTAATTTTATACCTTATAATAATCCCTATATTATTATAAGCTGGAAAGTACCTAGTTCTCAAAATTTAGTGAGTGATTTAGAGATAAGATCTGAAGTCTTGTGGTCAGGTGATATCACTTTAGATTATCCAGACGAAGTTTCAGGTACACAGCCGTATAGAATAGCAGCTAGCACGACGTTTACTATTAAAGGTTGGTTATTTAAGAAAAATACTGATAGTAACGTTGCGAATATATTTACAATCGATCAAACATTTGTACCAGTGAGTGGGTTTGAATATGAGTAGAACAATAAAATACACTTCAGCGCTAACTAATGTTACCAGTTTCAGCGGCAATTTTGATAATATTGAATTATCAGCTCGACCACAGTTTACAGGTGATTTTAGAACTACATTATTGTGCGGCTTTTCTGCATCTAAAGTGTTTGACGGTTATATGTTTACTAGTGTAAGGAGTATTATGTTAAGTGCTTCTAATGATACAAATATATTTGATGCTAATTATACTTTATCTGCTTACAATTTTTGGAACGAACTTACTAGTGTTAGTACTAATATGACGCCATCTACTTCGATTTCTGCAAATTATCCTGAAGTTAGTGGTTTTCCTATTACAACATATACAATAAATAATGATAATACGTTTACAATATCGTTTCCTACAGTAACCGCTACAGGTAAAGTAGATGTTATAGCTATTAATCCAGCTGGATATGGTATTTTTTCGAGTGATGTACCAGCGACAAGCGGTATAGTAGTAGAATAAAGCAATGGACACAGGAACTAAATCAACATTTGGAAGAAACTTTCAGCAATTCATATCTAATGCATTGCCTTATAGGTCACCAGCTGCAATCATTGATGATGTACAGCAACAAAATCCTAAATTCAAAGAATTTTACAGCGCTGGGTCGTTAAGAAGTGACTTACTATCAAAACACTCCATTGTTACCCCTAAAGTACCGGAGTCTGAACAGCCTATTGGTAGTTTCTTGGCTGATAGGGCGTATAACCAGCTAATGTACGCTACTTTAGACGTAGACAAGGGTAGTAGATTAAGAGATTACAGAGTGATGGGAGCATTTGCTGAAGTAGCCGACGCTTTAGATGAAATCTGTGATGAGTTTTTGTGTGAAAACGAAATGGGTAACGTTATTGAGTTACAATTCAGGGATGTTTTTGATTATGACCCATTAGTTAGTAAACAGTTACGTGAAGAGTTTACTAAGTTTATTAATATTTTTGAATTAAAAGAAAAAGGTTGGGAGTATCTCCGCTATCTATTAACTGATGGCGAGCTTTTCTTTGAAAATATTATACATGAAGACCATCCTGAAAGTGGTATTCTGGGGGTAGTTAATATTCCTACTCATATTATCGACCCTGTGTATGATAATTATCAGAATATGGCAGTAAAGGCCTTCTTATTGCGTAAGTTAAAACATCATAAAGATGAAAGAGAAGCTCCTACTGCAATGGTGAAGGATAAAGATTTTATTCCGTTAGATAAGAATCAAGTTACATATATTAATTCAGGTACATGGAATGAGGATAAAACTTTTAGAGTACCGTTTATTGAAAATGCTCGTAGAGCATACCGTCAATTGACATTAATCGAAGACTCTATCATTATATATCGCTTAGTACGAGCTCCTGAAAGGTTAGTATTCAATGTTGATGTAGGTAATATGAGCCCACCTAAGGCAGAAGCTTACATGCGTAAGTTAATGCAGAATTACTGGTCTAAAAAGACATTCAATCTTGATGAGAACAAGAGAGTTAATACATTCAACCCACAATCTATTCTTGATGCATTCTGGTTTCCTAGAAGAGAGGGTAGTGAAGGTACTAATGTTACTACATTACCAGGTGGTCAGAACCTAGGGGAGTTACAAGACCTAGTTTACTTCGTTAAGAAGTTATATAAGGCCCTGAAAGTACCTACTAATAGAGCTGAAATTGAGAGTACATATCAAGCAGATGCAAATGTTTTGAGAGAAGAGCTTAAATTTGCTAACTTTATTGTTAGATTGCAATCTAAGTTCGCAAAAGGATTGAAAGATTCTTTTGTTACACATTTAAAACTTAAAAACTTATGGAAAAATTATGAGTTAAGAGAGAATGATTTTGATTTAGTGTTCACTCCACCTCGTAACTACTATGAATTACGTAGACAACAAATTCTCGACTTGAAACTCAATAACTTCAATAGCATTACTCAAAATGAATCTATCGCTAAAGGTTATGCTCAAAAGATATTCTTAGGTTGGACTGATGAACAAATAAAAGCTAACAGAGAATGGCTTCGTAAAGATGCTGCTCTTCAGCATGAAATTGCTAAAATTCAAGAAGGTGGTAGTGACTGGAACGCTGGCGCAGGATCAGCTCCTGCCGCTGGTGCAGCAGTAGATCAGGGAGAAGAAACACCACCAGAATTCGGTCCAGCTCCTGATACAGGTGGCGGAGAAGCTCCTGAAGCTGAAGCTCCTGCACCGGAGCCGCCTCCGGAAGCCTAAATAATTATAATGGCAACTACAACATGGTCTGATTCCCTATTAAGTGGAGGTAGTGTTTTATATTCTACCAATTTAGCTAACAAGATAGCAACCTATCAGAATTTAGCTGATAGGATTTGCTATGATTTAGGTTACCCTTTAATTAATTTAGAGATACATGGCCAGCAATTGTATGCTAATATTGCTCGATCTGTTGAGATGTTTAGTAAATTTGCTGGTTACACAGAAGAATTTTTAGTTTTTGATAGTAATTTATATACAAGAGGTAAAGGTTTACATATTGAGAAGTTATTAACCAATACACCTGAATTAACAGCCTCTTATTCTTCAACTCTTCAAACCGTACAAGCTACTACTACTACTGTTGCTACTCTTACATCAGTAACGTTTCTCGCTAATTCTGATGATACGTTTATACCGTTGTTTAATTTTGATGTATCAGATGTTGTTGTAGATCCGTCGGAATATACCTTTACAGTTACCCTAGAGGATACTAATACTCAGATTACAAAACTACTTTCCGTTGCAACATCAGGAGAAGAAGTTGCAACGGTTAGTGAGACTGAGTTCGGTACCGTTTATACGACTACAACTGAAATATTTGAACTGAGTACTACTATAGATTCAAATTTAATCACTATTGGTTTAGTACCTAAAACAGATAAAGCCGGTTCTATTGTTGCTAATAGAAACGCTACAGCTATATCTGATACTACAACCACATCTCTGACTACCAACACACCAGTTATAGCTAATTTTGATGATTTAACCAGACAATATAGAAAAGTTATCGATCTATACAGCTTTGATGAATCGAATAACACCAGCGTTCATAACTTATTCACTATTGAACAAACATTAGCTCAGCAAACTTATTTTAGTTATGCAATGGGTAACTATGGATTTGATTTAATTAGTTGGTATATATTAAAGCAATGGTTAGAGACTAGATCTAAAATGCTTTCTATTCAACGAACATATAAGTTCGATGAAAGAACTCAACACGTAGTGCTTTTTCCTGAACCGAAATCAGGAGAAAGGTTTTATGGAGTGTTTGGCGCATATGTAGAAAAGCCTATACGCGACATGATCAAAGAGCCGTGGGTGTTTCAGTACGCTTTAGCATTGTGTAAAATAACAATTGGAAGAGTTCGTAGTAAGTTTGGTGGTACGCAGCTGTTTGGTGGTGGGACATTAGATACATCCCTACTACAAGAAGGTCTTGCTGAGAAGAAAGAGTTGGAGCAAATGCTTTTAACAGGTACACCAGGCTTTGGTGACGCTGCTCCTCCTAGTTTCTTTATCGGATGATACATAAACGCGGCGCATTTAAGAAAGGTCTCTTTAGACCTAAGAATAGAAACAAGTATGTAGGTCAGAAGCACCCGGAGTACCGTAGTTCCTGGGAGCTTCATTTCTTCCAATGGTGTGACCGTAACCCTAATGTACTTGAATGGGCTTCTGAAGCTGTTATTATCCCCTATATTTCCCCTTTAGATAATAAAGTGCATAGATATTTTGTAGATAATGTATTAATACTACGAGAGGGTAATAAGAATGTAAAATATCTTGTAGAAATCAAACCACTTAAACAGACTATGCCCCCTAATGCATCAAGAAGAAAGAAAAAAGAAACATTACTACATGAGCAAGCTACTTATGAAGTTAATAAAGTCAAATGGGATACAGCAAACAAATGGGCGATTAATAATGGTTACAAATTTATTATATTAACCGAAAAAGAACTATTTCCCGAAAAAAAGTAGTCACCTAGTATAAATATTTAATAACAATGGCATTTAAACTTTTAGTAGAAAAACCGGATCTTAGCGATTTCGAGTATATAGTCGAAGAAAAGAATGCGAAAGAGCCTTCAAAGCTTTATATTCAGGGCCCGTTCATGATGGCCTCTGAAAAAAATCGTAATAACAGAGTATACGACCTCGAAGAAATGGCTAAAGAAGTTGACCGCTATACAGCAGAGATGATCAACGAAAATCGAGCCATGGGGGAATTAAATCATCCCACCACTGCTGAAGTAGATTTAGAGCGAGCTTGTCACGTTGTAACTGAATTAAAACAGAAAGATAATATCTTTTATGGTAAATCTAAAGTTTTAAGTACACCTTGCGGTCAAATCGTTAAGAGTTTAGTTATGGATGGTGTCAAGGTAGGTGTTTCCAGTAGAGCTCTTGGTAAGCTTGATGAAGCCCCTGATGGTATATCTCAAGTTAAGGATATGAAGTTAATAGCCATTGATTGTGTTGCTGATCCTTCCTTCCCTAAAGCTTTTGTTAATGGTATCCTTGAATCTAAACAATG